GGCCTATGGGGGGTTCCTGTTCTGATTCCATTTAACTATTGACTCGATTGGCATGGCGTTGACTCAGGCAGAAATCGCCGAACACCTGGACATGAGCGAGCGCAACGCGCGCGACGTGCTCAAGGCGCTAGGCATCGAGTGGAAAGACAGCACGCTCGACGCGGTGCGCGTGGCCTACATCCGCGATTTGCGCGAGAAGGCCGCCGGGCGCGGCGGCGATGACCAGTTCAACCTGACCCAACGCCGCGCAGAAGAGTCGGCTGTTAAAACCGCCATGATGCGGCTGGAGTACAACCAGCGCATCGGCGAACTAGTGCCGGCCAGCGACGCCGCGCTGGCGATCAGCGACTGGTGCAGTTCGGCCAACCGCGAATACCGCAGCGGCATCAACAAATTGACGAGCGAAATTCAAAGCACATTGAAAGTGGACATTCCATCCACCCTGGTAGAGACCATTGTTAACCCTACGATCGAGCGAATACAAAGCCATGCGCGGAGTATTGGCGAGGCTATTGTCGCGGGCGTCGATGGTGTTCACGCCGCCGAAGCGACAGCCGACAGCGGAGTGGATCAGCGATAACTTTCATCTGCCGTCGGTGTCGGGCGATATCGACGGGCTATACGATTTCTACTACGCCCCGTATTTTCTTGGCGTAGCGAAAGCGCTTGACGATCCACAAGTCAAAGAAGTGGATCTCATGAAGGCCGCGCAGATCGGCTGGACCTACTTCTTGCTGGCCTATATTTTCAAGCGCGTGCGTGAAGCAGTCGACGGCGTGCGTTGCCCAATCATGATGCTGTTCGCCAAAGAAATGGACGGCAAACGATTTTACGACCAGAAGTTATGCCCGGCGGTGCCGGTTAACCCGGCGATATCCGACGTGATCAACGTCAGCCAGTCGCGCCGGGGCGGCAATAGTTGGTCATACAAATCATTTCCTAACGGGTTTTTGTCGATCGTATCGTCAAACTCGCCGGGCAACGTCAAGTCGGCCTCGTCGATTGCCGTCGGCATCATCGAGGAACCGGACGACACCAGCGACAACGTCAAGGACCAGGGCGACTCCATCGGCCACATCGAAGAGCGCGTCAAACGCACGGCCGACTCCAAGATCATCGTTGGCGGCACGCCGGCGCTAAAAGGATTCAGCAAAGTCGAGCAGCGCGTCAACCTGTCAGATGCGCGCGTGTTGCCCATCGCCTGCCACGAGTGCGGCGACAAACACGTTCTGGATTTCGAGAACGTGCACTGGGTCGGCAAGGATGGCGCGCCCGATGTCGACGAAGACACGGGCGAGATACTCACCGACCCGCACGAGGTTTACGGATTCGCCCAGCCCGACACGGCCGTTTACGTCTGCCCGACCTGCGGCGAGGAGTGGGACGACTACCAGCGCCAGAAGAACATCCGCGACACGGTATTCAACGCCGTGGCCGACGGTGACCCGCTATGCGGATGGGTGCCGACCAAACCGTTCCACGGCAAGGCCGGTTTCGTTGACCTGGGTGAGGTCTATACCTGTCTGCCGGGTTCTGGCCTGGCGGAACTGGTGCGCGAATACCTCAACGCCGAACACCTGTCGGCGCTCGGCGACCAGACCAAAAAGATCAAGTTCGTCAACCAGAAACTGGGACGCCCCTACGAATTCAAGGGCGACATGGCCGCGCCCGAGGCCCTTCGCGATGTCGCGATGGATTACGCCGAGGGCGTGATACCGCACGGCGGCCTGATGCTGACCGCCGGCATCGACGTGCAGCACAACCGCATAGCTGTCGTGCTGCGCGCCTGGGGTCGCGATGAAAGCTGGTGCATCTACTGGGGCGAGTTGACCGCCGCCGTGACCACCGTCGACATCAAGGACCCGGTATGGGCCACGCTCGAACACCGACTGTTTGGCGCGTTCAAGGCCGCCGACGGCTGGACAACACACCTGTCGGCGCTGACCATCGACGCATCCGACGGCACCACATCCGACGCGGTGTATACCTGGGTGCGTCGCATGAGCAAGAAATACCGCAATACCCTGGTGATGGCCGGCAAGGGTTCGTCGAGCCAGACCGACCCGGAGATATTCCGCACGCCGTCGCTGAAAGGCATCGACCACCGCAACCCGGCCAAGCAAACGAAGGCCGACCGCCACGGCGTCAAGGTTTTCATTGTCGGCACCAACAAGGCAAAAGACTGGATCAGCGGCCAGATGCGGCTCGAGATCGACCCGACCGCCCGCGGGCGCTGGCACTTTTACAAAGACATCCGTGCCGACTATTTCGAGCAGATCACCGGCGAGGTCAAGGTGCCGCACCGTCGCATCCGCAACAAAAAAACCTGGCAACAAAAAGCCGGTTGCGCGGTCGAGGCCTGGGACTGCGAGGTTTACGCCCTGCACGCCGCGCGCGCGCGCCGGGTGCACCTACTGACGCCAAACCAGTGGGACGAGATCGAAAACAAGCTGAAACAGGTTGACCTGTTCAGCGAGGCGCCCGCCGCGCCCGAACAACCAGCAACAAAAACCAACGACCAGCCCGCCGCCCGATCGGCCGACTGGATACCCGACACAACCGACGACTGGATCTGATGAGCGAAGCAACCGACATGCTGGCCGCCTACAAGGCCGCCGAACTGGCTGTTTTGAACGGCCAAAGCTACAGCATCGGCGGGCGCAGCCTGACCCGCGCCAACCTGGCCGACATCCAGCGCGGCCGCAACTATTGGCAATCGCGCGTCAACGCCGAAAGCGCCGCCGGCAGTCGCGGCTCGTCGCTGTACAGCGTCGCCGACTTTACCGAGTGACCATCACCGCATGAACATCATCGAAAAGAGCATCGCCGCCGTATCGCCGGCCTGGGCCTGGCGCCGCGCCCGCTATCGCCAGGCGCTGGCCGCCTACGAGGCCGCCAAGCCGTCACGACTGCGCAAGTCGCGGCCCGACAACGCCAGCGGTGATGCACTGGTCGGCGTATCCGGCGCCGCCCTGCGTGGTTACGCGCGCCAGCTCGAACAGAATTACGACATCGCCGAAGGCATTCTAAAAGTGTTGATCAACAACACTATCGGCCCGACCGGCATCAACCGCGAGCCGATGCCGCGCGATCTCAATGGCGACATCCACGCCGATTTCGCCCGCGCCCTACTCACCGAGTGGAACGACTGGATTTTACAGCCCGAGGTCACCGGCGAACTCGACTATGCCGCGATGGAACGCCTCGCCGCGCGCACCTGGTTCCGCGATGGCGAAATCCTCGTGCAACTGCTCGAGGGCCGAATCGCCAGCCTCGACCACGGCACCCGCGTGCCTTTGTCGCTGGAACTGATCGAGGCCGATCACATGCCGCTCGACTACGACGATATCGCGCGCGGCATCACCCAGGGCGTCGAGCGCAACGCATGGGGCCGCCCGCGCGCCTATCACCTGTACAAAACGCACCCTGGCGATGCGTTGTACCGTTTCGACTACCAGACAAAAGCCGTCAGCGCCGACCGCATGTTGCACCCGAAGGTGGCCAACCGCGTCAAACAGGCGCGTGGCGTATCGATATTCGCCGCTGTGCTGACCCGGTTGGAAGACCTCAAAGACTACGAAGAAAGCGAGCGCATCGCCGCGCGCATCGCCGCCGCGCTGACTGGATACATCAAGAAAGGCCTGCCCGAAAGCTACACAGCGCCCGAGACCGGCAAGACAGACCGCGAGTTCAAAATGAAGCCGGGCATGATTTTTGACGGACTGCAGGAAGGCGAAGAGGTCGGCACCATCGACAGCAACCGTCCGTCATCGCTGCTGGCGCCGTTCCACGACGCCATGATTCGATTCACATCGGCCGGCGTGGGCACTAGTTACAGCAGCACCAGTAAAAACTACAACGGCACCTATTCGGCGCAACGCCAGGAACTGGTCGAGGGTTGGGGCAACTACCAGGCCATCACCGCGCTGTGGGTCGGCCAGTTCTCGCGCCCGGTATGGCGCCGCTTCGTCAACATGGCCGTCGCCTCCGGCCGCGTGCGCCCGCCACTCGATCTCGATATCAACACCGTCTACGACGCCGAGTATCGCGGCCCGGCCATGCCATGGATCGACCCGGTCAAAGAAGCCACCGCACAGAAAACGCTCGAACGCGCCGGATACAAGAGCGCCCCGCAGATCATCCGCGAGCGCAACGGCAACCCCGATGACGTCATGGACCAGATCGCACGCTGGCGTCAACGTGCTGCGGATAAATCACTGGTATTCGACAGCGACGCCGCGCACGACAAGGCTACCGCGCCCGAGATGACCGACGACACCGACGATGAAAACGATGACGACAACGCCGAACAACGCCAGCAGGAACGCGAACTGACGCAGGCCGTCATCGACGCGCTGAAATGAACATACGACTGATCGCGGCCGTGCTGGCAGCGGTTAAAAAAAAGCTGCCGGAAATCATCCGCGAAGAAACCGCCCGAGCAGCGGCAGACCTCAAAACAGGCCCACGCGGCGAAACCGGGCAAACCGGCCCGCAGGGCGAAACAGGCCCGCAGGGCGAGAAAGGTCCTCAGGGTGAAAAAGGCGAGCAGGGGCCATGCGGCCAGCGGGGCCTGCGAGGCTACAAAGGCGTGCGCGGCCGCGATGGCCAGCCCGGTGAAATTGGTCCAAAAGGCCAGCAGGGTGAAAAAGGTGAAAAAGGTGAAAAAGGCGATCGCGGCGAAAAAGGCGATCCAGGGCCAGTCGGCCCACGAGGCGAAAAAGGGGAAAAGCCAAAACACAAATGGACCGGCACCAAACTACAGTTTGAAAATCCTGATGGCACCTGGGGAAAACCGGTGGACCTGCAGGGGCCAAAAGGCGATCCCGGTGGCGGCTCGGCCTGGCTCGCCATACTCGCCAGCGACAGCACCGCCGGCAGCGTGGTTGATGCCGTGAAATATGCGCGCCGCATCGACGTCGTCAGCGACACGATCATGTACAAAGCCGACGCACTGCCCGGCACCGCCGACAGTGCTGCCGGCTGGCGGATCTCGCGCATCACCACCAATGCCGAGGGTGATGTGACCGAACACTGGGCCGGCGGCGCGGCAGAATTTAACCAGGTATGGGATGACCGATTAACGATCAGTTACTCATAGATGATCTACGCAATCGCCCTGGCATTGGTGTTTTCAGCAGGCGGTTACATCGCCTGGTTGCAATCCGAAAACGCGCAGCTTGAGCGTGATGTTCAAACCTCAGTCGAGGCGAATAAATCTTACATTGCGGCAATGCACAAGATGGCGCAGGAGCAGGTTAGATTAAACCAGCAGGTGATCGAGCGGGATCAGGCGCAGCGTCAAATACAGCGCAGTCTAGCCACCACACAACGGAAATTGAGAGATGCGAGTCGAAGCACAACGATCACTAGTGTTCAGCGCGAATGCCTTGATAGTGATATTCCTGGTCCTGTTGCTGACATCCTGCGCCAGCCCAGTGGTGAAAGAGATAGCCGACCCGGTTCGCGTCTGCCCCGCACCGGTACTTTACTCGGATATTCCCATGCCCCAATTCAATGGCCGAACATGGGCAGATCTGGCGGAATATGTGGCGGTGCTACAGGCGGATGCGCGGGGCTTGAGATCGGACAGGGCAGCAGTGAGGGCGTTTTGTGAGTGACATTCTCAGGCAATACCGGGTATTTCCGCGACTGTTCGCCATTTTTTACCTGGCGCTCACCTGGGATGTCGTCACCTGGGCGATGAGCGTCAGCGACATGAGCAACGCGCAAGCGGCTTTTGTTGCCTCGATCGTAACCG